GCGGACAATGGCGACAGCGGCAGGCGTGCAGCAGTTTTCTAACGATGTGTTCGAAGGTTCAGACCTTTCCGCCATCAACCTTGAAGGCGCATCATCGGCCGCGCCGTGCCGGTATTTCTTCTTCAGCAACTGCTACGCCAACCAGGCAAACGCGGGCGAGCCGACGCTGCTGCTAAAGCACGTCCGGACGCTGCATTGGGTCGGCGGGTATATCTCTGGCGAAGGCGCCGGGATCAGGTTCAACGCAGGCAACGCTTCCGACATCCATATCGGGCCAGTGCGGTTTGAACTGAATTCTGCAACGGCGGCGATCACTGCCATTGCGGGATCTGACATTCGCGGGCTGCACCTCAAGGGCGTGACGCTCAACGGTGGCATTCAGAAGCTTCTGGACCTGTCCGCGATGGCGGCTGCGGACCTTGACAACATCACCATCGACGCAACGTCTGAGTTTGGCACAACGGCGTCCCCCGTGGTCATGCCAACGGGCGCATATCACAAGCTGAACTGGCGCCACGAAAACAGGTTCATGGCGACGAAGGGCGGCACGGACCAGACGGGGATTGCCTCGGCGACGGATACGAAGATTACGTTTGGCACGGAAATCTATGACATCCGCGACCGCTTCGCCTCTTCGACGTGGTCCCCTTACACGGGCGTCCAGCGCATAACCTGCCATGTTTTCGCGACCAACGTAACTTCTGGCGCGGCGTGCGAGTTGAAGCTTTACAAGAACGGCGCGGAATACCTGCGCGGGCCTATCTTCCTCGGATCGGCCACTAACGAAGTCATGATGGATGCAAGCTGGGAATTCCTGTCCGAGCCTGGCGATACGTTCGACGTCTACATCAGGGCCACAAGCGCCGGCACGGTTACAATCAGCGGCGCCGCGACCTTGTCCTATCTCAACGGCAGCCAGATCTGATCGGAGCGCACATGGACCAGCCCAGAGAACTTGTTCCAAAGCCAAAGCAACCAATGGAAGATAATGCCCCGTGGGCATCACCTGACGTGCGCGAGGCGCTGGACCCGTTCGTGCCGCATGAGGAACCGGAAACGCAAAACGCCGCCCCGTGAGGAGCGGCGTTCTGTCTAGGCTGCTTTCTTGTCTTTCCAGCGCAGCTCTGCAAGCAGGCGGGCTGGGTTGGTAACCGGCTTCCGTTTCATGTCCCGCGCAAAAGTGTAGAGGCTGAACACGTTGAAGAACGAAAGGCCGAAGCTGGCAACCCACAAGGCCCAATCAGGGGCCAGATCCTTGCGGGCGTCGATCCATGCCAGACCCTGATGGGTCATGGCCGCTTCAATCATCACCAGCACCAGTCCCAAGCCAACCGTAAGGCCGGCGGTGAGGTAATGCTTGTGCTCCGTTGCTTCACCGAACCGGGTGACGCAGCCGGAGAGGATCAGGGAGACCGAGATCAAAGCCGCCGACATTCCAGCGGCAACGATCCAGTCAAGGGCTTCAGTAGCGCCAAGCCACCAAGGCAAGGCGCCGAAACCAATTGCAAGCCACATCAAGACGTTAGAGGCGGCAAGCGCACGAAATTGCGTGTCGTACATTCTGAGGGTCCTTCTCAGTAGTTTGCGATGTCAAAAATCATCGAATTACTTCGATATACTCAATCTATACTTTCCGGACCTTTGCGAAAGGTTACAGCCGCGCGTTACATGGGGCGCTCCTAATCACGTTCGCGTGAGAATGCGCTTTTTTGGGTGCGCATAGACCGTTTCCCGCCAATCAGCTAAACAATTCCGGGCTGCTCTGGGGCTGGGCTGTGGACGATGAAGTTTCCGAACGCATCAAGGCGATCAAGCGCGAGCTGCGCGAGCTTGGCGAGGACGTCGAGCAATTGCGCAAGCGCACGGCTAGGAGCGAGGACGTGGAGCAAATCGCCGCGAAGGTCACGGCAATTGAAACCGAGATGAGGACCAAGCTGGCCTCCCTCCAATCCGATAGCCAGGAAGTCCGCCACGCACTGCAAAAGCTTGTCGAAACAATCGAACATCTCCGCACTGACTTGTCAGTCCACAAGCGCGAAATCGCAAACGTACAAGACCAGCAGAAAATCAGCATGTGGGCGCGCATCCCGGTTGCGGGCTGGGTCCTGATGGCCGTTGGCTGCTTTGCGGTTCTGCAGCTTGGCCTGGAGCGCTGGGCTGAGTTCCAAGGCGTGACGCGATGAGCTGGCGGGATGACGTTGTCACCGCTGGCCGCTGGATGCGCGACCATGCGTCCGTCTTCACTGTCAGCCTCGTGACGTTCTCGGCGCTGTGGGCCGCCGTCGTGGTGGCCTGCCTGACGCTCTACGTATGGGACAGCCAATTTTACTCCAGCCTCGCCCCGCCCGGCATGGAGACGAGCTTCATGGCTGCGGGGGTCGTGTTCAGGACATTCGTAATATTCGGTGGACTAGCCATCGTTTACTTGAAGACCAACAAGCTGAACGCTTCTGCCGGCCGCACGCTGCGCTTCATTTGGGTCATGGGCCTGATTGCGTGCGGTGTCGCGGCGCTTGGCTTCGTGACCGAGGGCAATGATTATCACTACCGCAAGGGCGCGGCCATCACGCAGACCGAGACGGCATCGACGGAAAGCGCCGACACGATCATCGCCCGGGCGACTGGTGAGAAGGAAGCCATTCGCGCTGACCGTGACAGGCTCGTGGCTGGCGCCCGCGAAAGCATGAGGCTTGTGCTGTCTGACGGCATCGGCGGCAATGACAACCTAACAGCGTTTGAAGCGCAGATCGCAGCCTATGAGGATGACGCACGAACGAAGCTTGCGGCGCAGGATGAAGTAATCACGAAGGCCGAGACAGACCGCCTTGGCGCGCGTCAGCAAGCCACGGAAGCCGCTGTGGGTGATCCGGCATTGCCCGCAGTGTTCCAGGCTCCGGCAAGGTATTTCCCCGGCTTTGATGGCGTGACGTTCCGAGACGCCTTCGCGCTGTTCTGGGTGATCCTGCTGGAAGCCTGCGGCAGCGTCGGCGCGCAGGCTTTGCTGGCCGTGCAAATGGGCATGAGCAAGCGCAAGGAAGCACAGGAAAACGGCTCACGCGGGGGCCGAACAACAGCCCGCAGGCGACTGATCGAGGACCTACGCAAAGTGCGAAACGAGACAAAAGCCGATCTTTCCGAGGACAAGGACAATGGCAATCGAGCTGCAGCGCCGTAGACCGCCAAGCGATCACATCGTTACGGATGTGGCCCTGAACCTGATCAAAGGGTTTGAGGGCCTGCACCTTGCCGCCTATCCGGACCCCGCAAGCGCATTGGCGAAGACTGGCAAAGGTTCTGGCGATCCGTGGACGATTGGCTGGGGCCGCACAAAGAACGTCAAGCGCGGGGATCGTTGCACGCTGGAAGGGGCTAACACCTGGCTGCGTGAGGATGCCAACGAAGCCGCGCAGATCGTGCGCGACGCCATCCAGGTCCCGCTGACGGCCGGAGAGTTCGCGGCGTACACAAGCATGGCGTACAACTTAGGGTATCTTCCCCCGTCCCTAAAGGCCTGCCTCAATGGCGGAACAACCGACAAGGGCAAGGTTATGGCGCCGGGGAGCTATGCAGACGCCATCCTCCAGTTGCCCCGTAATTGCCGCGCTCAGACGCGACCCATGAAAGGGTTGTACAGACGCCGACTGGCAGAGGCCTGCGTGGCGATGGATCTCCCGTTTGAAGACGCCTGCAGCCCAACCGTCGTGCAGTTCGCGCTAAATGAGAACGGCGAGATCGACACCGACGCCACGACATCGCTCGAGGACACGCTCATGAGAGCGCGCTCGTCCAAAGCGCCTGACCCATCAGTTATCCTCAAGAAACCTTGGTCTGAGTTGGTCAAGGCCGAACCCGCACCTGCTAAAGTTGAACCTGAGCCTGCCGCCCCCAACCCGGCAGGCAACGCGGAACTACCGGAGCTGAAAGCCCCCAAGCCCCCTGCTCCGGTAGCTTCTGCTCCCATTCCTGCGCCGCCGAGTGGTCCTGTGGTGCAGGCGCCGGCGGTGGTGGTCCCGGCTCCCCAGCCCCCACCATCGCCGGTTAAGCCTGCGCCAAAGCCCCCGGAACCCGTTATCATCGCGCCGAAGAGCGTGGACGTTCGGTCAATCCCCTATGGCGAAGTCCTGTCAGAGAACGGGGCCAAGAACATGAGCGAAAGCCAGCGCGGCGTCGGCATGGTCCTCGTGGGTGTCGGTTCCGTGGTCCAAGTGATCACGATGCGCCTCGGCGTAGGGACGGCTGTCGGCGCTGTGTTCTTCGACCTCTCGCGCGATCCTGTCGTGATTGCGCTGGTGGCTACCGCAGTCGTGGCTGTGATCGGCTGGTTCACCCGCAAGAAGGGAACCAAAGTCATGACAACGGGCATGGTCAACGCAACGCAGGTGCTGAAATGACGTGGGCTGCAATCGCCAAGTTTTTCACCGACAACCCCGTTGCCCGCTTCATCGCGTGGGCGCTGGTTGCGCTTATCGGGTGGGAAGCGGTCAAGAGGCATTTGCGGGACGCAGGCCGCAAGGCAGAGCGCCAGGCCAGCGCCGTCAAGCAGGCGCAGGCGCGAGAGGCAGTCGTTACCCGGTCGGCAGAGATTATCACAACAGAGAGAGAGAATTCAGATGCAGCTCTTGAGGCTCGCGACAATATCAATCCTGCTCCCCGTTTTGACGAGCTGCCAGACGAAGTCCAAAGAGTACTCGATAGAAGTGCGCGAGGCGGTGAAACCTCTTGAAGACAACGCAGCGGCGCTGAAGCAGGAATTCTGCCGGGGTCAGGCCCCGCAGGAAGTCCCGCCCGAAGTCTACAACTCGCTGGACGAATTCTCGCGCAAGTACGTGCGTAACAATGCGCAGCAGTGGCTTGATGCTGGTTGCAGGATTTAACGCGCCTCGGCGCAATGTGGAGGGACTACAATGGCATTCTTGACCAACGAACAAAAGCAAGCGCTTGGCCCGCTGCTTCACATCGGGATCTTCGCCATCGCTGCTGCGGCTGGCGTGGCAATCAACACGCTGGCCGGCGGCCCCAAGGTTCCGGTCATTTCCGAATTCGCCGGGATCATCCTCGGCGTCGTCTCGGCTCTGGTCATTCACAAAGAGCTGACGAAATAGCGTGAAGGCCCCGGCGCTGTGATGAGGCGCCGGGGCTTTCTCAAGATGGCTTTACTGGCTGTCTCCGGCTTCAGCTTCCTGGTGTGGTTCGCTGTGGTGCTGGAGAGGTTGTAGGCTCACTTCTCCCCGCTCCCCGCTAGTGCTGGCGTCAGCCGCTCCACGACCGTGTCGATAAGATCGACCGCTTCGTATTCGCCCTGTTCGGTGAGGTACGTTGCCAGCTTGTTGAGCTTGGCGATCAGCTCTGGCGATACGCGCGCCTCCAGCGCGCGTTCGTGGGGGTGGGTCATGGTTTCCTCCTCACAGGCCACAGCCACACCACCACGAACATCACCACGCCCACAGCAGCCATCGGCGCGGCGAGCATGACGGCGTCATAGAGGCGGTCGATTTCGTCGGGGGTCATGCTGCGGCCTGCAATGCTTCGACCATCTGGATGCGCTCACCGATCCAGCGCATGACGGGAACCGCCATGCTGTTGCCCAGCGCCTTGTATCGCGGGCCGTCAGCGGCGGGCTTTCCGCGATGGTTGATCAGCGTGTAGTCGTCGGGAAAGCCTTGGAGGCGTTCGCATTCTCGAGGCGTGAGGCGGCGCACGGCTGAGCCGCGCAGGAAGCCGTGGCCGGTGTCCTTCGTGCCGATGGGATCAGCGACAGAGCCGTGTGTCGGGTCTTGCCTGGCGTTGAAGGCGACAACGTCACCACCTCGAGCCGATGGCCGGTTGCCGCTGCTGGTAATGGCCTGCGAGCGCTCAGAGGCGCGGGCGTTGTAGTCCTTGTTCGATTGGCTGGGGGTGATGTTGTAGGCAACAGCTTGCGGCGTCTGGCGGGCTTCCAGCGTGTAGGAAGCGCCTTCGCGGTATCCCGCGCCATCCGGCCCAGCGTTCGGGTTCTCGCATCCAGCGCGCTCCTGAAGCGCGTAGGCGACCACCAGGCTGTCACTAGTGTCAACATCAGTCCCATAGGGGCGGTCGCCGCCCGTAGTGTTGCCGCCAGCGCGCAACGTGGGGGCAGTGACTACGCATCCGCCGTCAAGGTCGAAGTCCGTTCCGAGCCCGCCGCCGCCCTCAGTGCGTGCGCTAATTGTGGGGGCAGCTCTTTGCCCCGCTTCCCTGCGCGGCGCAGAATGCCCTTGCAGGCTGTGGCGCTCAAAAAGAACCGCTGCGGCACGGCGCCAATCTCCAAGATATCCGACAACGAACACACGGCGGCGGCGCTGTGGTACTCCGAAGAACTGAGCGTCAAGCACTCGGTAGGCGAAGCCATACCCGAGTTCGACCAGGCCCCCGAGAATGGAACCAAAGTCCCGTCCTCCAGCCGATGACAGGACGCCGGGGACGTTCTCCCAAACCAGCCACTTGGGGCCAAGGCGTTGAGCCAACTTAAGATATTCGAGCGCCAGGTTACCACGCCCGTCAGCCAATCCGCCTCTGAGGCCGGCGACTGAGAAAGACTGGCAAGGTGTTCCTCCGACCAGAAGGTCGATTGGGTCGTACTCGCCTGCTTTGATCGTGGTGAAGTCGCCATGTAGCGGAACCTTCGGATAATGAGCGGCCAGCACGGCGCGCGGGAACTTGTCGATTTCGCTGAAGAATGACGGCGTCCAGCCGAGGCCGTGCCAGGCGACCGTCGCGGCTTCGATGCCAGAGCAGACGGAGCCGTATCTCACTGGCGCTCCTCCACCCGCACAATGATGTGGTCGAGCAAGTCCGCCAGCAGCCGCAATTCGGCCTCCGGCGTGCGGCCGTCACGCACAAGCCTGCGCATCAGGCGTTCGCAGTCGGCGCGGATGGTGTCGTCAACGACGGGACGCGGGGCGTTTGGCCTTAGTTGCACTACGTTGCTCATGACGACTTAGCCTCTCGAACGGCGTTCACAAATTCACCGCGTCGCGCAAGCTCTGCATCGATCTTATTGATTGCCTGCTCAATGCGGTAGGCGCTCAAGATTAGGTCGGCATCCAGCGCCTGACGGTGCAGCTTGATAGTTCTCAAGCGAACGTCTTTGAGTGACTTCGTATCGCCAAGTGCTAGTGTGTGGTCCGCACAATGCGAAAAGCCATGAGTTCCGGGGCCGGTGCTTACTCCGCATTGGGAGCAATACGTTTCGGGGTAAATGGCAGCGCTCACAGCGGCCTCTTGAGTTTGGCGCACGTCGAGCGCACCACGTTGACGGTCTGGCGCGGGCGCAGGTGTTTGGTCAGGTCGAACGCCGACACCTCGGCAGAGCGCGCGAGATGCTCTGTCAGCGCGAAGGCGGGGCGGGTGAGGGATTGAAGCTGCGCGATCATGTGATTTCTTCCTTGATCTCGCTGAGAAGGCTCATCGCAGCGTTCGGGACGGGGATGCCGTAAGCGCCATCGGAAACGTCGCTGTAGGGCTCGATGAACTCCGCGCAGGCGACGAGCAGTGCTTCCAGCTTCTTGATGCGGATGCGCTGCTGACCGACTTTCAGGGCCGCATCGTCAAGCAAGCTGTGAAGCGTCTCGACGCGGTCTTCTGTGAGGTCGTTGGTGTTCATGACGACACCCGCTCGTCGCGGGCCAGATCGCGGTAATAATCGGCGCGTGCTTCAGCCTCGGCCTCACGCGCATCGCCCACGAACACTTCGTAAGCGCGCCATGCGTTTGCGTTGATCTCCGCACGCTCAACAGCCGTGGACAGTGCGTCGGGGAGAGCTTCGTATGCGGATGCCGTGAACAGCGCGGCTTCGGTGCCCGACATCTCGTCCGTCAGGCTCTCGATCATGCCGTCGAACACGCGGCGGACCTTGCGGGCTCCGAGTGCGTAGTAGGCGTCATCAATCGCGGCGAGGATCGACTTGCCGGCCTTGTGGCCAGCCTCGCAGATCGCGTTGGCTTCGGTTTCGTAGGTCATGTCGTGCTCCTTTGTTGTCCCCATTGTGCACGCCATGCATTAACGGTCAATTACTATCGTGCATCGCGTGCAATTATTTTCTTGACGCCAGCCCGGCATTTGCTGCACATATTCTGCATGACATTCGCACAGTGGCTTGAACAAGTTCAATGGTCTGACGACGAGGCGGGCAAGCGTTTTGCCCGTGATCGCGCACACATCAGCAAGCTGCGCCGGGGCAAGGCGCGGCCATCGTATGAGCTGATGCTGCTCATCGCCAAGG